CCCATACTGACCTTAAAATCAGTCAGTCCCAAATATCTCAAATATGCATCATTAGAACAATAGATTCTGGTCAATCTGGTTGCAAATCCAGAATCTCCAGAGGTAGTATTAATCCAACCTGCCTGAATATATCCGTTAGCATCAGTTCTTACGACTTGGTTCGCAACATCTGCACGACCGCTAGTATTAAGTGCAAGTCCTCCAAGAAGACCAGAGTTATCAGAATAGGCAACTCTTACTGATGCTGGAGTTCCCGGAGATACTTGCAACAGCCACCTAGATCCATCATAAGTTAGGTATCCATAGTATGGATTAGCAGAACTATAGGCATAAGCAGCATCAGTAGAATATAGTCTAGATGAACTGGTAGCAACAGTTGCAGTAGCAGCATTAATATTCCAATTACCCGAAGCACCAGTTCCTGTGAGTGTTGGAGAATAAGAATTATAGTTTCCTGCGTGAAGAATAGTATTGGATCCCACAGTTGGAGTAAATCCAAATCTAAAGACACCAGCTTGTGTAACATCAAAAATACTATCCGCACGAATTCCAGAACCTCCAGTTAATCCATTTCTAAGCAATCCAAAATTATTTGTAGAACTATCACCAAGATTTCCAATTGCCCAAGTAGTAGTACTATCTGTAAAGGATGTTCTTGTTCTAAAGAATGTGAGAGCATAGCCATTGTCTGCAGAAGGATGAATCGCCAATCCTTCAGACCAAGAGCTTCCTCCTGATCTAACTCTAATAGCTGGAACTGTAGAAGATCCACCAGTAAAATCAACAGTTGATGAAAAACTACCACTAGTAGCAGAAACTGTACCGCCAGATTGGTTGGTTGCAGTTGTTGCAGTTGCTGAGTTTCCTGTACAGGAGGCAGATGAGCCAGTAACATTTCTTCCTGAGGTTATGTTAGTTCCTGCAACTGAACCCGTTGCACTAATTGAACCAGTAACAGTAATAGTAGTACCAGAGGATGGCAATAAAATATTTGTGGATGCTCCAGCAAGGTTGAAATTGCCATAAGTACCAGCGTCTCGGTTATAACAAAGAGTATATCCACTACCAGCACTTACTCCCATTTCAACTGCAAGACCAGTATAAGAACTTCCAGTAGGAGTTCCATACCAACCAGTTGCACGAACTTGTTCTAGTGTTCTTACATAATTACTAAAAGTAGAACTGGAAGCAGTAAGAGCACCCATACTAAATTCACCAGAGGCACCACGCTGAACAACATAGCTTGCAGTATTTGCACTTGTTGCATTGATTCCAAGTGTAACTGCCCCGGAGTTATTGTAGGAGGTTCCAGTTAGTGGAGAACTAAATGTGAGAGTATTATTGAGAGTACCAATTAAGCTACTAGCACTAATTGTACCAGCATTAAGTTGACCAGTAAAGGTAGAAATGCCAGCAACTGTGAGTCTTTGTAGAGCTGAGGTTTCATTTGAAGACTGTTCAAGTCTTGCAACAGTTGAAACCCCAGCAACAGTAAGACGATTTAGTGCAGCAGTACCAGCAGTTTGATTAATATTGTTTCTAGAACCACTAAAGGTAGAAACTCCAGAAACTGTTCCATTCAGTTGTGAGAGTGTTCCGGTAACATCAACTGTTCCAAAATTAGCAATACCAAAATTTACAATACTTACAAAGGTAGAAACACCAGATACTGATAAATTATTAAGTACTGCAGTACCAGCAGTCTGTTGAATGTTATTTGCCGAAGAACTAAAGGTTACGATGCCAGTATGAACTGTATTTACATTCTGAATATAAGGAATTGTAGCACCAGCAGTGCCACCAAGAGATTCAAAAAACAGTGTGCTTACTGTAGTAACTCCAGTAACAGTAAGACGATTTAGTGCAGCAGTACCAGCAGTTTGATTGATATTGTTTCCAGAACCACTAAAGGTAGAAACTCCAGAAATTACTTCGTTTGTAACTTTAAAGTTTTGGAAAGTTGCAATTCCTGTCACACCTTCAACTGAAATGTTTGTAGCAGCAATACCAATAGCAAAGAGTCTACCATTATTTGTAATTGTGACATTTCCACCAAAGGTGGGGGTAGTTACAAGATCATAGGTTAATCCATTACCCTGAAGAATTGCCCCAAGAGATGGAGCAGCACCTAGTCCAGTTCCACCCTTAGATATAGGAATACTTCCAGTTAAATTTACAGGATCTAGATAGTATGTACCAGCTTGACCACCCAAAGTTGATGCGTCAACATCACCACTTGCTGAAGGTTTAATCGAGACTGCTCCATCAGCATCCACTGAGAACGTAGAAGTTTTAAATTTAGCAACACCAAGAGTCGAATAAAGGTCTCCAGTTCCAGCAGCACGATTTATGCTAATATTTACCTTACCATAGTAGGTGTTAATGCCAATTCCACCCGGAGCAGAATCAAAGGAGGATGCAGTAGCCTGAATGGGTTGAGTTGTTCCAATTCCCACAGAAGTTACTACCTTCTTAAAGGAAGAATCTCCTGCCAAAAATGTGTCATTAGTAGCAGATCCGGTTCCAAGTCTACTTGGAGAAACTGTTCCGCTAGTAATATTTGATGCATCAATTGTTCCAGAAGCAAGAACTGTCCAGTTATCAACAAGCTTTGAAGAGGTATTGACCGTTGCACTATAGATTACATTTTGCTTAGTAAGAGTAAATGTTCCCCCATTAGTATTTGCAAGACCAACTTCGTTTAAAATTAGACCATTAACTGAGGCCAGGGAATCTGTACGAGTTGCATGTAGTGAGAAGGCATTTGTAACTGCAACTCCAACATAGTAGTAACTATCTGTAGTAATACCAGTTGGAGTAGATCCGGAAACCTTTACAGGATCTCCAATGCCAAAACCATGACGCTCAAATACGATTAAACTTACACCAGTATTAACGCCTACACGAGTAATAGTTGCAGTTCCAGTTCCATTGCTCGTCAGGTCAAGTTTACTTGATAGTGCAAAGGTCGTATAGAGTTCTACTGAGCTAATTCCAACTCTCTTTGCGTAATAGGTAGCTCCTTGAGTTAATCCCCCAATAACATTTCCGTCATTTGATGAGTAAATTACTGGATCCCCATCAGTAAATGTACTAACACCTATAATAATTCTATCATTTGCAAAGTCAATATTCCCACCAATTGAAATATCTGTCGGAATAAATGTTTTACCATATCCAACACTAGTATTTGTACTGATTGCAACGGCATCATTATCAGATATATAATCTGATAGAACTGCTGAACCCGTGAATTTTTGATTATTTGTGAGTTTTAAGTAGAGACGAGTTTCAATTGAATTTACCGAAGCCTGGAATCTCGCTCCACCAGTTCTTCCACCAATAAAGGAATCATTATTTACTGTTAGAGTGTTACCGGAGGCATAGTATCTACCGCCAAAGTTAACATTGACAGCAGTAACTGTTCCACCACCACCAACAGTAATTGTAGCCCTTGCACTTGTACCAATACCGGTAGAAGTGTCTAAGAAGCACGTATAGATCCCAGGAGACGTGTAACCAGATCCACCATTAGATATACTGACATTTAGCAGAACACCCTTCACGAGGCCTGTAGTACCGTATCCGACAGCATTTACTGGTGGAGAGGTAACAATACCAATTGCGCCACCATTTGATACCGCACTGATTACGGTATCAGCGTTGTTGAAGTTATAATTTCTGGTTGTGCTGGATAAAATTAAGTATTGGCTATAGACATCAGAAATTAAAACATAACCATTACCGGGTTCAATAACAGTATCGCCATTTTGAAGATTGATTGCGGGAATCTGATTAACGAGATCTGTTCTTCCTCCAGATACATTTGCTCGATAGTAGTTAACAACCTTTGGAGGAATCAGATCAGCATTAATTTGCCCAATTGCATTTAACTGTACAATTGAGCTTGGAATTGCATTTGTAGATACGTCCTTATCAATAAAATTGCCAAGTCTATTATTTAAGAAGCTCTTTACTGCTAATTGAGTCGAAACTCTTGAATTTTTTGCCCCCCCAACCTCATTATCGCCAAGGCCAATATCTGTAGAGAATTCATCTACAGCAATGCCGCCAGAAAGGCTAAGTCTTAAGCTTTCGAGAAGGCCAATACTAACTTTATTGTTGAAGACAATATTACCAGTTCTATTAAATGCAGTAATGAATGAACCAATCTTAAAGTCTCCAAGTTCATTCGTTCCAGAAGAGTACACTCTTCCACCAAGTTCAAATATCTGTTCAGTTGCCGTATCTGACTTTCCACCATTTTGTGGTAGAGCATTATAGTCAATACCTGAACCAGAATATTCCCAAGTATGACTAGAAGAGTTAATAATTGAGGGTCTATGAAATTGTAGATTATAAGTTTCAGGAAGATTTGCAATATTTGTTACTGTAATTCCTGAGGGAGTAGAGTCAACTTTAAAATCTAGAGTATAATACGTAGTAATGCCAACAACAGAAGTTACTGCAACAGATACTGGACTTCCGCTATGATCTCGAATTGCATAGGTTAGTGAAGTTGATCCCGTTGGAGCAAAGAATCTTCGCACACCACCAGAGGATTCAACAGAAACTAGTAGTTGACCATTTTGACCAACATTTGGCATATAGGTCACTGCATAACCTACAGCGGTTCCTCCAGTAACTGGCTGAGTGATTTGTCTGCCTGAAACAAAGTTTAAGGGATTTGCAGTTGATCCAATACCCAAGACTTGATAGGAGTTATGAGTATCCAACATCTCCTTAGCAAAGAATTCAAGATTACCCTTCTGAATTGTATGAATTCCAACAACCCCAGAGGTTAAATCGACAATCTTAGTGAGGGAACTATCTTCGTAGAGCTTAAATGAGTTTGTGTCAATATATGAAAGGTAGTACTGGTTGTTACTAACTAACCCACCAATAACTTTAGGTGGAAGTGCCCCCTCATCTCCAATATAGAGAACACTATCACCATTTACAAATGGATGTGATGCAATTGTAAATGTATCTGATGAGGTATCGATTCCTGAAGTTGCATTGAATGTTTGCTGAGTAACAACTGGCTTAAAGTTTGCAGTCTGATCCGATCCAGCATTATTATAGAATCTAAGAACATAAAGATCCTGATCAGTTCTACCAACACCAATTACCTTAAGAGTTTGTAGTCCTCCGCTAATACCAGTAGCAGCAACTCTACCCCTATCAAAGACAAAAGAATTTGGAGACCATCCAGAAGATCTTAGTGCATAGAATCCAAAGTTAGTGGCCGAGTTTGTGATTGATAGATATCCACCAGATTGTGTTAGTGAACCATACTTACAGAAAATTTGGAAGCAGGACACAACCTGAGCATAGCCCTCATTGATACAACGCCAGCCAATTCCTCCAAAGGATACCATAGTAAATGCCGCAGCAACCATGGATTTGCCGAATTCAGGCTGAGCACCGATAACTGGATTTTCAGCTTCTTGAGGAATAATTGGGGTATTAGGTGTAGTAACCTTATTACCATCCACAAAAATACCATTTGCTCCAAGAAATGATAGAATTGAGCAGTTTTGAATATATGGAGATCTAGATATTATAGGTTTAGTGGTCTTAATAGCATATCCAGCTCTGCTAGTTCCAGAATCTGTAGGATCGTCAAAGGCAACGGCATTATTGAAGGCGAATTGTGGAACTCCTGCAGGATCCACATAATCCTTCATTGCAAATCCAGTTACATAACAGCCATTACGAACTCGGAAAAGATCCTTACCGGCATTTAATGGTCGAATAACTGTATTACGAATATTGTCTCCAACTATAGCAATATCTTCATAGAGAATAATTGGGTTATCTTCAACATATTCCCCCGCCTCAACAAAAATTGCTACAGGTCTAGATTTTAATGATGCTAACTGTGCAGCCTTCTTGATTGTACGAACAGGCTTTGCTCTACCATCATTTGCATCATCACCATTTGCAGAAGATACATAAAATCTGGCCTCATAGAGTCCAGCAGTTGTAAAGCCTAATTGACCATTTTGACCAATAGTTAGAGTTTGGCCATCAGTTCCCAGCCTTGGCGGAAGAATAAGTTCATATGAATTAGTATATCCTGCTTCAGTGCTTGGAGAACTAATAACAACTTGCTTACCATTGGAATGAATACCAATTTTAGCCTGAAAGGTTACAATGCCCTGGGCACCATTATTATCTATAGCAGAAATAATTCCTACAGTAGTAATTCCAGTAACCCTTAAATGACCAAGAGTAGTTACTCCGGCATTTACATTTCTATTAATATCTACAAAGGAATATGTTCCAATGCCAATCCCGTTCTTAACTCTAAAATTCTGATCCGCCAAGGTTCAATATCCCCCTGTCTTGATATTTTATTACTTAAGGTTATTTATAACTTATACGCAACGTAGTTTATAACGTAGGTTGTGATTCCAGTCTGTGCTGGAGTTGCCTGTAGTCGAATATATCCAGCATCTAATCCCTGATCCACATCTACAACATAGGTAGACACATCAGTTCCAGTTCCAACTGTTGCGTATTCAACATTATATGCAGTAGTTCCGTCATGAACTGATAAAATCTTCGTAAATTGATACCTTCCAGTATTTCCAGCTCCAGAACAGGATGCCTGAATTAGATATTCTACTGATCTATATTCAAGTCTAGAGAAGGACTCATGAATTGTCGTTGCTAGTGAAGTTGTAATTGCAACTCTAGCGGTTCCAGTGTTTACATTATCACTATAGAGAATGTTTCCATAAACCTGAAGTTTTTCCTTTGCTGCTGTAGTACCGATCCCGACAGAACCAATTCCACTAGTAACACTGAATACCGAACCACCAGTTCCAACATGAAAATCAGTAGTAGTGGTAATACCAGAAGTCCGAACATTTACGCTCAACACCTGAGCAATAGTCCCAACTCCAGAATAATTTAAATTAGTTCCACTGATAAATGTAATAACTCCAACATTTGCATAAAGATTCTGAATACTACTAATTCCAGAATAATTTAAGTTGGTTCCACTTAACGTTGTTACAAAACCAATATTCGAGTATAGTGTTCCAATTGTTCCAACACCAGAGTATGCAATATCACTTCCATAGAGAGAAGTAATTGTACCAACTCCACTATAGGAAAGATTTGTACCAGAGACAAATGTAACAAGACCGACATTAGTCTTTAGAGTTGATATACTTCCAACCCCAGAGGTGTATAAGTTTGTATTATCAATATTTTGGTAAGTGGATCTAGTACCAGAAAGTGTAGTTACAACACCAACATTACTGTACAGTGTATCAATAGTACCAATTCCTGTTGCCCTTAGGTTTTGGCTTCTGAGGTGAGTTAAATCTGCAGAGGTATATGCAATTCCAGTTCCCGATAGTTGAGCTATAGTACCAATTCCACTAATGGAAAGGTTTGACCCAGAAATGAAAGTTACTACTCCAACATTTGCATACAATGTGGTTGCAGAAGTAACTCCAGAAAGAATTGCGTTAGTATAGCTTACCTGAGTTCCGGAAAGTGTAGTTACAACACCAACATTAGAGTATAAAGTTTGAATGTTTCCGGTATCACTTACATTTAAACTAAAACTCCTAAGATTTGTAAGATCTGCCGAGGAATATGTAATTCCAGTTCCAATCAAAACACTAATAGTTCCTACACCAGTATAATTTAAATTAGTTCCAGAAATGAAGGTTACAAGTCCTACATTACTGTATAGAGTATTGACAGTTCCCAATCCACTATAACTTAAATTAGTTCCAGAAATAAAGGTTACAAGTCCTACATTACTGTATAGTGTATCAATAGTACCAATTCCTGTTGCCCTTAGGTTTTGGCTTCTGACATAAGTTACATCTGCTGAAGTATATGCAATTCCAGTTCCTGACAGTTGATCTATAGTACCAATTCCACTATAGGAGATATTGGTTCCACTTAGGGTTGTGACAATGCCCGAAAGGGAATATAGATTATTCAGATAAAGATTGGAAATTGTTCCAATACCAGTATAGTTTAAATTAGTTCCAGAAATTGAAGTTACAACTCCAGAATTTGCATACAGAATATTTGTTGTTGTAATTCCAGAAACAAGTACTCCGCTAGAAACCAATTGCGTAATATTAGATTGGGTTATATTAAACTGAGTTGCTATCCCACTATTCACATATAGCGTAGATATGCTAGCAATACCAACATTGGCACTTCTACTAATAGTTACAACTGAAGTTTGTGGGGAAATATTTGAAGATACTGGAGAAAATATAACAGTTCCTGTCTGCACTACAATAACAGAAGTTCCTGGAATAAAATCTCCACCAGCAGAATTTAATAGATCTCCTACTTGAACATTCGCAGTTGAAATACCAATACGATCAGTTCCAACACCAATAGTTGATGATGCACTTACAATTGTAGTAGAAGTATTTGTATAGGTCAGATACTTTCCACGAATATCTGTAACAATTCCGGTATTAATTCTTATATCGCTTACTGTAGAGATACCAACAATTTCTACGTTAGTTGCTCGTAGATTTGCTGCAGTAATAATGCCAGTAGAGTTTGTGTTAGTAACCTGTAGACTAGTAGCAGTTAAACCAGTTATACTTCCAGAATTGGAGTATAGTGTACTAATCGACCCAATACCAGAAACATAAGTATCAGTACTAATAAAGGAATTTATGGTTCCAACTCCCACAAAAATATTACTCGAATCTAATCGAGTAATTGTTGCAGCTCCAGAGACTCTTGCATCAAGTGCAGTAATAATTCCCGAAACATTGATGTGTGTTGCAAGTCCACTATTAACTATTAGAGTACTGATTGAACCAATGCCACTATTATATAAGTACTCTGAATTAAAGTAGGTAACGATTCCAATATTAGATCTTAAGGTTCTTACACTAGCAATCCCACTAACTTGTAGATTGACGATTTCGGTGTCATTTAGTGTGGCATAGGTTATTACTGCAGAGCTTATTCCCGCAGATGTTATAATACCGCTATTAACTCTTAGAGTACTAATTGAGCCAATACCAGCATTATTGCTTCTAGAAATTTGAATATTTTCAGTACTTATTCCAGTATTTGTAGTGTACTTAGATATAGTTACTGAATTTGAATTTGTAGAAATGGCAACAACTGTAGTTTGTCCGGGTATAGATAGTGCAGAAATAATGTCTCCAACTAAAATACTTACGGTATTAATTCCAACTACATTGGTAGCTATTCCTAGAATTGATGTGCCGGTTTTGATACCAACAGAAGTTGAATCTGTATATAAGTAATCCGAATTGAAGTAGGTAACAATTCCAATATTAGATCTTAAGGTTCTTACACTAGCAATTCCTGATACCTGCAAATCTGTAATAACTACATTAGGAAAAGTGCTTACTCCACTTACATTTAATTCGTAGAGAGTTCCAAGTCTTTGTAGTGATGAATTTGTAATTCCTGCACCAAGACTTGTTGAAGATAAAACTTCTTGGCTTGAAATTTTATAAACCTTTCCAGTTAAAAGATCTAGGTTTTCGCTGGAAGTCCAAGATCCACTAGCATCTAGCCAATTAAATGTCTTATCAGTAGTACCAAAAAGCGTGATGCCTCCACCATCAGCAGTTATATTAGTTGCAGAAGCTACAGATCCAATGCCAATATTCTTATCTTCAATAAGTAGATTTTGAGTATCAATTGTTGTAGTAGTTCCCTCTACAGACAAATCGCCCTGAATTCTAACGTTGCTGACGAAAGTAGCAATTCCGGTAGCAAATAGAGTATTTAAGATTCGAACATTACTATTAAATGTAGAAATTCCACTTACTCTCAAAGTGGTTAGAGTTGTAATTCCAGATACTCGAACATTATTAGTAAACTCGGTATCGCCGGTAAGTGTAGAGATACCGGTAACTCTAAAGTTTCCGACAGTGGCAATTCCAGATACTTGAACATTATTAGTAAACTCGGTATCTCCAGTCAAGGTTGAGATACCAGTAACTCTTAGTGTAGTGAGTGTGGTAATACCGGATACCCGAACATTATTAGTAAACTCAGTATCCCCAGTAAGTGTAGAGATTCCAGTAACTCTGAAATTACCAACAGTAGCAATGCCCGAGACATTTAAGTGATTGCTAAGCAGAACATTTCCTGTAAAGGTAGAGACACCAGCAGTTCTTAAATTATTACTAAGTTCCACATCTCCGCTAAGTGTAGAGATTCCAGTAATCCTTAGTGTAGTGAGTGTGGTAATACCGGATACCCGAACATTATTAGTAAACTCAGTATCTCCAGTAAGTGTTGAGATACCGGTGACTCTTAGTGTAGTAAGGGTTGTAATTCCAGATACTCTAACATTATTTGTGAATTCTGTGTCCCCGCTAAGTGTTGAGATACCAGTAACTCTAAGGTTTCCAGTAGTAGTAATTCCAGATACATTTAAGTGATTACTAAGCAGAACATTTCCAGTAAGGGTAGATACCCCAGCAGTTCTTAGGTTGTTGCTAAGTTCTACATCCCCGCTAAGTGTTGAAATCCCAGTGACTCTTAGTGTAGTGAGTGTGGTAATACCGGATACCCGAACATTATTAGTAAACTCAGTATCGCCGGTAAGTGTAGAGATTCCAGTGACTCGTAATGTCGTGAGAGTTGTAATTCCAGATACTCTTACGTTGTTAGTAAATTCGGTATCGCCGGTAAGTGTTGAGATTCCGGTGACTCTTAATGTAGTGAGTGTGGTAATACCAGAAACATTTAAGTGATTACTAAGTAGAACATTCCCAGTAAATGTAGAAACCCCAGAGGTTCTTAAATTGTTACCAAGTTCTACATCTCCGCTAAGTGTAGAGATTCCAGTAACCCTCAAGGTAGTAAGAGTTGTAATGCCGGACACCCGAACATTATTAGTAAACTCGGTATTGCCCGTGAGTGTTGAAATACCAGTAACTCTTAGAGTAGTTAGAGTTGTGATTCCAAGAACATTTAAGTGACTTGAAAGATTTACCGTTCCTGTAAAAGTTGATAGCCCACTAACCCTAAAATTAGCAGTTGTAGTAATTCCTGAAACATTTACATTATTTGAAAATCTAGAATCTCCAACAAATGTAGAGACACCAGAAGTTCTCAAATTATTACTAAGTTCTACATCTCCAGTGAGTGTTGAAATACCAGTAACTCTAAAGTTTCCGACAGTCGCAATACCAGAAACTAGAGTATTGGTATTAAAAATTGTATCGCTTGCAAAAGTTGAAACCCCAGCAACCCTGAAAGAAGAATCTAATCTTACTGGAGATACAAAGGTAGATACTCCAGCTACTCTAAAATCCTTTCCAATATTAACATTACTACTAATGCCAACTCCACCGGTTACAACAAGTGTTCCACTAGTAGTGGTATATGAGTCTGTGTCACCAGTAAGTTTAACCGAAGCATTTCGAATTGTTGCAATACCAGTTGCAGATCCAATAGTAATATCAGTGCCAGCTCCTGCAAAATTTACTCGTGTTGCAGTATCATTTATTAAGTTATAGGTTGCCTGATTTGTGGTAAAGTTACTATTATAATGATAGATTTGTCCACTAAATGTAGATAGTCCAGTAATATCCAGATTGGTAATTGATGCTGTACCAAGAATCTGAATATTGCTTGTGCTTGCAAGAGAAACTGCTCCAGTCTCTTGACTAATCTCAAAAATACTACCAACTCTAAAGTTTCCTGCCTGATCTACAGACTGGAAGTATACTCTACCGCCATTTAACTGAACTGCCTCATTACCTTTAACAGTAAGAGTAGGATCTTGAGTAAAGGTCTTACCAGATCCAACACAATCAAAAGCATATCCAAAGAGTCTGAGTTGTACTCCAACTCCATCAGCCGTCACACCATACTGACCAAAGTTATCAGCAGATGCAATAGATCTTAAGTCTGCACCAAACTTCTGATAATCTGCCCAGAGAATGGTACTTGCAGATCCTACCTGAGTGATTCCATTTGACTGAAAGATTCTAATATCCTGAGTCGAACCAATACCAACAGAGTTAAAAGTTCCAGAACCCTTTCCAAGAATTGTGACATAAGGTCTTGCAGTTGCTATACCACTAGTTGATACAATGGTTCCAATAGCAACTGGAGATCCTGATTGATAGTACTTAATAACATAATTTGCTGCCAGAGTTGCAGTAGTAATTCCAGAAAGTCTAAGTGTTACATTTGCAGTTGAACCAACACCAACAGATCCAGAAACTCCCTCAATACCCTTACTAGAAAAGTAGGTAAAGCAGTTTATCCAGTCAGCTTTGGCACCATTAATCATTCTCAAACCTACTTGGTTTGGAGTTGTAAAGGTACACTCATTGAACAGAATTGCTGGCTCTAGAGTTGTAGATTGCACAACACTACCATCAACTAAAGCACCACGACCAGAAACTAGTGACGTAGGATAGTTATCTGGAGTATCATATCCGTAGGGATCAGATGCTGAAGTTACTGATCCACGATTCAGTATATTAACTTTGTGAATATATGGACTACGAGTAGTCGTAATCGCATTTGAAGCAAATCTAAATCCGTATCCAGTATCTGCTGAAGAGTTATAGTAAAAATTGCATATAGAAAGATCTAGAATACCAGTCTCACCATTCAGAAGAAATGCATCAAGTCTCTGTGTTCCAGATGTTGGCTGAATGATGGTAGATGATAGACCATTACCCTGTACGATAACTCCCTGAGGAACTGTGAGTGGAAAAACTTCAGTATAGGTGCCAGCAGAAATCTGAATTGTGTCTCCAGATACTGCTACAGTTAGTGCCTTCTGTAGTGTAGCATATGCACTCGAAAGACTCTTACCATCATTAGTATCTAACCCCGCCTTTGAGATATACCAAGTTTGTCCAGGATACCCACCACCAAGAGATACTACGCTTTCAGTACCACTTTGATCCTTCTTAGTAAATGCCTTACCATCATAAGTATTAAGAGCAATTTCACCAAGCTGCAATTGCTCCACTGTAGGAACTTTGCCGGGTACGGCGGATCTTCTAATTCTTATAGGCGTTGACATTTAAATTCTCTCTGTGGTATATACCCGCCACAGCAATATATATTGCTGTTAATTTAAATTATTTATTCCCGCACCAATCCCCTAATTTTAATCATACGATGAGGTCATTGTATATTTGTAAACTAAGTCACCTCCAATAAGCTTAGATACACTTACATAAGCTATTCCAGGATTACCCCTATAAGTATTATGTACAAATAAATTAGCTTGAAAATAGAAAACATCTCCAGAATTATAGGAAGCTTCATAAAAAGTATATGTTCCCTGACTTCTCGTAAATGTAAAAATTTGTGAGCCGTTTTTATAAAGACTAATAGCACTATCAGTACCTATAATAGAAGGAGCGAATAGGTTAGGTTCAACAAAAATAAAGGATAAGATTTCGCTTCCTGTTGGTGATGCCACAAGGTTTTCACTTGTAAACGTTCCGGCAGAAAGAAACTCAGAGCTTGAACTAATAGCACTCCCAGAATCCTCCTCTCCAAGTGCCCAAAAATTAGGATTAACATTATTATACACAACACCAAGAAGCCCTCCCGCTGTCAGACCACCATAGTTATCCAATATTACAGAAGTTTCAGTAGCATACCCACGGGACACAGCATAACCACCAGCTGCGCCATTGCCGCCAGCTCCACCAGCTGCGCCGCCAGCTCCTGATCCAACATTTCCTGAGTTTCCAGAATTCCCAGAGTAGCCAGTACCTCCGGTGCTTCCACTCGCACCTGGGCCGCCGCCAGTTCCGCCGAAGCCACCTTCCCCACCACGGCCGCCAGCTCCACCAAAGTAAGTCAGGCCACTAGCAGGACTAATACTATAATATATTGATACACCAGTATTAGAAAAACTTCCTCCCGTTCCATAAACTATAAGATCATTATAATCTGCACCACTACCAACGTCATCTATGTAAAGATCACCAGCAATTATCTGAAAAGATGGAGCCCCGTAACCGTAGGTGCCTATAGTAACTGGATAATATAAACCAGAAGTAAGAATAAGTGGAGAAGTTCCTGAGCCATTATACCCAAGCGTAATATTACCGACACCAGAAATATTTGCATAACTCTGATAGTTTGCATCTCTAAAGACAGAAAACGGAACATATACTTGACCACCAGTGCCTTGAGCACCTGTAGAGCCGCTTTGACCAGAGGTGTAGCCCGGATAACCATAGCCGCCTATCCCACCAGCACCGCCGCCACCACCAGCACCACCCGCAAGATTAACTGTAGTATTCCGATAACACATTTCTGCACTATAGTAAGTGTAACCAGTATCAGGATCATAAGACGAATTACAAGCTCCTCCGGAATAAGAACCACCTCCATATGTCATTCCGCAAGCAAGATCACAATCAGCAGCGCCAGTTATTATAAAAGTTTCTGTTCCTCCTAAGGGGGCGGCATAAGTATAAGATCCAGTACCACCAACACCACCAGTTCCTCCAGAGCCACCCCGTCCTCCTCCTCCTCCGCCGCCATAGATCTTACCACCAGTATAATTTTCGATGCGAACACTTCCATGAGATACGGTTATTGCATTTCCACCGGCAGTGGGGATAAAGTTTGGGGCATAGCCAGGGGTGCCAGCAAGTCCACGTATCAATCCATAATTTCTTACAGTTAAGGTCCCCTGTAATGAGGCCCCATAGGAATTAGAAGCAGAATTTACTATAAATCCCCCATTGATTGTCACGCCAGAACTTACAATTAAAGTCTTTGGAATATTCTGACCCCAAGCTGCTCCAAAAGAATTTCCAGGGTTAAAATTAGAATATGTACCGTTCTCAAGAGTAACAACAATTCCCCGAGTAGTTCCATAAAAGTTACTCATGGAGATTGTACCACTTTGAGGAACTGTGGTATTATTTTCAGTCACAAGACCATAGGGCTCCTCATAGTACTCGCTCAAGGCAATTGGATTAGATCCAGTGAATTCAGTTTGAATCTCGGAAAAGTTTATTGGTCCAGAGGATTGAAGAGTCATTGTGCTTTTGATTCTAGCGTTTTAACTTTTTCCTGAAGTTCCTTAATAGCCTCAATAAGAAGTGGAACAAGCTTCTCATACTGAACTGTCAGATACTCAGAATTTACTGGAGCTGGCTTAACCGCTTCTGGAAGAACCTTAAGAACTTCCTGAGCAGAAACACCAGCAATTCTATCCTCAGAAAGTAGACCAAGATTTGCTGCAATTCCGTTAAAGTTGTAGGTAAATCCACTCAAGGAGCAAACTTTACTTAGTGCATTTTCAATTGGTCTGATGTTTGTCTTCAGACGAATATCCGAAGCAAATGCTGTAATATCTCCAGTAACTGATAGTGCATTTGTCGATGCATTATATGTGAGTCCACTATCCAAGGTTACCGTAGAGTTTCCAGTACTTGAAACTAGTGCAACATACCAAGAACCAGTATCACCACTACCATTAACATAAGTGGCACTTGAAGTAGCTGCATTTCCAGTACATGATCCGGAAGAACCGGTTACATTCCCAGTCACGTTTCCAGTGAGATTACCGGTTACATTACCAGTAAGATTACCAGTTACATTACCAGTTACATTACCGCCAAGATTACCACTAAAGGTTGCAGTAATTGTACCAGCACTAAAGTTACCTGATCCATCACGAAGAACAATTTTATCTCCAGTATTTGCAGAAGTAGCGTCAACTGCCCAGGTTACCGCAGAGGATCCATCATAGTTTGATCCAGTTAGGTATGAACCACGAACTAATGAGAATGGATTTGATGCAGTAATGGTAATAGCAGCACTTCCATTAAATCCAACTCCATTAATATTTCTAGTGGTCTGAAGAACTGTTGCACTACCCGCATTTCCACTTACAGTACCAGTTACATTACCAGTTAAGCTTGCAGTAATTGTACCAGCACTAAAGTTACCAGAACTATCACGAGCAACAACCTTACTTGCGGTATTGTTTGGAGTAGCATCGACAGCCCAGGTTACTGCAGTAGATCCATCGTATGCAGTGCCAGTTAAGTATGAACCAGCAGATAGACTGTTGGGACTTGCTGAAGTTATAGTAATATTCGATCCACCATTAAAGGAAACTCCATTAATAGTTCTAGCAGTCTGAAGAGTAGTTGCAGTGGCTGCATTTCCAGTACATGATCCTGAAGAGCCGGTTACATTTCCAGTTACATTTCCAGTTAAGCTTGCAGTAATTGTACCAGCACTAAAGTTGCCTGATCCATCACGAAGAACAATTGTGCTAGCAGTATTTGCACTATCCGAGGTATAGCCATCCAAATAATCTGCGTTTAAATTTGTTACCTTAGTCGTAGAAGAAACTGTAAGAGGTGCAGTTCCAGTCGCAACAGAAGACGTGAATGATGTTCCAGAAACCGATCCAGTAACAAGTAAGTTACTAGAAGCATCTAGAGTCATTCCAAGAGTTCCACCAGATCCTGGAGTATTTTCAAGATCACTATGAATACCTCCCTGATACCACGAGAATCTTGATCCACTTCTAAAGTATAGAGTACTTGACTGAACTCCCAATCCATAAGATGTGGAATAAAGATTAAGCATTTGGCGAGTAGTGCTGCCAAAAAGTAGTGTGCCAGGATTTGAAATTGTAACATTTCCACTAAAGGCACCAGTAGCAGAATTTAAAGAGGTTCCTGCAGTAATACTTCCAGAAGATCCAAAATTAAAGGTACTTGGATTGTAGTAAATTCCGGTATTAGTATAAAGATCCTGAGCACCATCTCCGGTGGTTACAGTTCCACCATTACTTACAAAGGTTAAGTAGTGATTATTGTTCGTACTGATTCCCACCGTCGCAATTTTTTTGCTCTGAGGTGCAGTACCAGTAAATCCATTTGGAGTTAGTACATTTATAGATTGAACTGAAATATTTCCAAAACTTGTATCGCCACGGAACACTGAGGTTGAATCTACACTGAGAGTTGTATTCGTAGAAATTGAAACATTATTTGAAAATGTAGTTATTCCCGAGAATGATGCAGCAGCCTTAAATGTAGTAATTCCAGCAAAGGATGCTCCACAGGCAACTTGAATACCACCAGTAGATGCAAATGTAGTAAATCCAATTACATTTACATCACCAAGAGTAATACGATTGACACTACCACCATTATCAAAGGTAACAATACCAGTTACTCGCAGTTGATCAAGAATTGCTCCACCATTTCGAATATCTAAAAGATCTCTTGGAGCGGTAGAATTAATACCAATTTTATCTGGAGTAATTACTGTAGAATTTGCCTGCTGACTAACTAATCCAAATCTCTTCCAACCATCATTAACTCCAGAGCCAGTATAGACCCAACCAAGATAACCACCAACTGAAGGAGTTGTAGTGTAGATTACGTCTCCCTGAGTTACCGCATTTACTGGAGTAGCAATACCAACACTATAGGATCTGACTTGAGTTGCAGTACCCTTCAGCTCAAGTTTAATAGCTTGTATACCATCACTTGAAGTTGAAGTTAATTTTCTATAGAGCGAAACTGGTCCTCGGAATTCCGAAGATTGGAAGTTTCCAATACCACCAGTAACCTTAAGGCTATTGTTGATGGTTACATCGTCATAAGTTACCGAAAGACTTGAATCATTAACTCCTAAGAAAGTTTCTCTTGGTAGATTAATTGAAACTTCTGATCCATTAATTGGGCTAATGATCTTGTTACCAATATAAAAATCTCCGCTATCATTTGTTCCAGTATATGAAACCGTTCCACCATTTTCCTGAACAGACTGAGTAAGTAACTGCTGTTCTCTGGTTAGTATTCGGTTTTGTCTAGATGGAAGTGCTGCTGCATAATTACCATGACCAAATCCAACATATTCGAAGGTTTGACCAGAGGCTCTAAGAATACTATGTCTTCTAAGTTCTGTGGGAATTACTCGGATCTTTCTTACAACAGAACCGCTATCGTGCAGTGCAGCTCTTGTTCCGAGAGTACCACGAAGAACATTTGCAGTGTTTGCTGAAAGATTAACAGAACCAGATATTCTAAGAACCTCATTATCAATTTGGAGATAATCCCCAGTACTAAATCCTAGAATACTATTAAGAGTAATAGAGGTTGCAGTGGTTGTAATGCCAGCCGCTGCAGTTGTACTAATTCCAGCATAGAGTGGAATCATACGACTTCCAACTCGTTCATCGACAAGTGAAGTATCTCCACCCCTAGAAGTTAATCCATTCGGAATGATGAAGCAGCTACCAGTGAATACTGCAGAATTGAACCCAGGACCAATATAGAAGTCAAAATTTGTAGTATTGATTCTATTCTTTACAATAAATGTTCCGTTATAGACTGTTTGTGCTGCCCCAGCAATTGTAAACTTATTACCAATAATTAGACCGTGAGGTTGAGAGGTTGTGACAGTTACAATTCCGGTGCTTTCATTAGTATATGATATGGCACTTGCAGTAACAACTTCATCGACCAACCTAAAGAATCCATTAGATCCAGTAGTTCCCGTATAGATGCCAGGATTTGATCCATTATCATAACTCAGTGATCTGCTGCTAGAAATTCCTAAAATCCGATAGAGACCATTATAGTTGCTATTGGTTCGATTACCAGTAGTTCCAACACCAACAACTTCAATTGCATCCCCAACATTATTGATAATTGAAGTTACAGATACAACTGCAGGACTCCAAGATGCTTGAGTTTTCACTCCAACAACTGTCATAGTCATGCCTATACCATAGGCAGAACCACCATCTACTAGTGTAATACCTGTGACTGTACCAGCAGCACTTACCGCAATGTTTGCGGTAGCACCATCTCCAGTAATTCCAACACCAACTAGTCTAGCATTATAGAGAACTGTAGAAATGCCAGTGTATCCATAATTAGTACCAAAACTAACTAGCGATAGAGACTTAGCTGCATTTAAATTATGCTCAACATTAGTATAGATTGTTGTAGTTCCACTAGAATTTGTTGCATTAGTAATCGCAATACCAACACAATTATTTTTTAGGAAGGTTTCAACTGTCTGTTTTGTAATACTATTTCTTCTATCATTAACATTTACCTTACCTAGAATTTCATTTTGAGCATAGGAGAGTGTTGAATTAGGATCAGAATTATAGTTATCCTTATCAATTGTTGGATAAAGATTTGAAGGACTCTGTGAATATTTTTGTCCAGAGAAGAATGAATCACTAGGAGAAATATTTGATGAGAGGCAAGTTAAGTGATAGATGCCATCAGATTTATTATAGGAATGTTCCTGGAGCTTTTCAATATTATAGATGTATAGGGTATTTTTATATTCCTGCCTGGAGATAGTTGGAAGAGTTTGATCTCTATTGGATGAGGTATCAACATAACTTCCGATGCTTCCAGTAATTGCAAATTCAAAGTTCTTAGAATCATTCAATTTAGTAATCTTATGAATGCCATTGTAGCCAGAATATGCATATCCAACCGGATTATCAGAACTCCGAACATTACTTAATTTAATAACATCCCCAAGAATGAAATTGTGAGGTTTTTCTGTGGTTACTGTACAAATACCAACACTAGAGTTATAGACAATGTTTGATAAAATTCTAACTGCCCTGGACTGAATTTGATTGGTCAGTACCGAAAATTCACTTGAGTTATTAACCCCCGAGGTTTTAGTTTCTTGAATAATATAATTAAGAGATGGCTCCCTTGCAACAGAGAACTCCTTAGGAATTACATAACGTAATCTATAAATTCTATCATTCGTTGTTCTTGTATCAATTTTCCTCTTAATATAAGATTTTGAGCTTTCATTTGTAATCAAAAATTGTCTATAAGAATTAAATCCACTTACTACAGTATTTTTACTGGCAGAGGTTGAAGTGTTTATATACCAGTTTAAATTAGTAGTATCAAACTGTATTGGGTGTCCAATGTCGTTTGGTCTCTTATCATTTACTCTACTTACAATTTTCAGTAGGCCACCAGTTCCATTGAAGATATCGATAGGAATAGGAGTTCCTGAAATTGCATCGTTCAGACTTCTAGAAATCTGAAGTTGACTTGATGAAAGTGATCCTCCAGTAATTGCATAGTAGATATTATCTGGAAGTACACCATCTGGCATATTACCATTATCACTCAAAATTCTTACACTTTCTCCAGTGAAGAATGAGTGTGGCACTTCAAGATTGAAGGTATTGTTTGAAGTGATACTATTTGCTGCGCCAACACGAATAACCTTAAATGATTTTTCAGAGGTTGGTCCATCAGTTCCTGCTGGAATCGGCATCAAGACTGGTGCTGATAGAGTCACCTCTGAAGTTGCCGTAGAGACATTTACATACAATACTTCATCGACCTTCGATCCAATTGCAAAGGAATCTATAATGTGTGGAGGAGGATTATCAATACTACTAGAGCCATACAAATAAATTCTATTAGAAAATGGACCACCAGAAGCACTTGTGGTCAAACCTACGTTTAAGGAAACCCAAGTTTTTGTATCTGGATCTGTAGCATCATCCTTTGGGGGAATGATGTGGGTAATACATCCAACATCATCTCGATCAAATGAATTTTCCTGGAATCCCTTTGCAACCAGAGATCTTCCACCAAAGTTTGAGTTTGAGTTGGTGATAGACATATCACCACCGCTTTCTGCCAAGAAGTGCTGAGAAAAACCAATGGAGAAAATAGAAACTGCCTGAATAAAGCCACCATTAGAAGCTCTAACGTGATAGCTTTCATATTCTGGCCTATAGATTGCTTGAGAATTTAGATGTAGTGGTACAGAAGAAATACCAGCAGAAATCGAAGTTTCATTAGTCTGGTAGGTTCCAGTATTTTTGTTATAAATTACAAACGCATTATCATCTCTCTGTAAACTAATACCAGTAAACTGGGCAACAATGATTGACTTAAATCCAGAAGATTTTGATCCGTTTGCATACAGACCATTCATTCCGTAGGTGGATCTTAAAGTACAGTTAAAGATATATGGTGATGCACCATTTACATTATCTGGTTCAATAACAAGTTTTTCCAGTCCAGTTAACAGAACTCCAGCAGTTGCTGGTATTGCTCCGATATTAACATCAAATTGACGTTCGCTAGTAACTCCAATAACTGCCCAAGATCCATTATATACTGTAGAAGTAAAGCCAGAAATTCTTACAGTATCATCCTTCGAAAGACCATGTGCTCCTTGAGTGATAACTGTAGCAGTTAGTGGATTTGCAGATATTGCTGAAGCACTTGTAATACCAATATCATTTGCGCTTACAGCACCAACAATTTTAAATTCTGGTGGAAGTGGTTCAATATCCGTATTTGGTGGGAAATCATCAATTTGTCTACCAGAACTATTACCATAAGCCTTTGAGATCTTATAGTAGTACATCTGAAGATCAGTTAGACCCGAAGAAGTACCAATGCCCACACCATTTATACCATCAGCATACTCAAAGCATGTTAATTTGTGGTGAGAGAAGTTTGGTGTGCGTACATCAGGAGTATTATTATAGTATACGGTATTATTGAGATCTCCATCAAAAAATGAGAATTGCCAGAAGTAGCATCCACCAGTTACTCGGAATATTGCCGTGCTTGTAATACCAGCATTTGTTGGATCAGGAACATACTTTGGACGAATCTTTGTCTTACGAAGATCTAAACCAACAATAGATGTACCCCTAGGTACAATAACGCCGCCCTCTGTAGAATTGAACTTGTAGAGATCGTTCTCAGGATCTTCAATATCATAATTGTTTAAATTTGTCAGTTCTGGAAGAGTTACAACTTCCCCGTTGATATTTCGATAACTTGGACTTCCCCCAGAATTAATTACTGAATAACCAGGTCGGTTATCAATATTATAAGTTCCTGGCATCAACATGATAGAGGTCTTATCAAACCTATCATTTCCAGGACCAATATTATATGAAAATCTAGCAGATTCTAGTAAAGCCCTTTGAATCGTTTTAAATGGTCTAGTTTGTGAGTTACCCTGGTTTTCAATCGCATCAGTCGAATCCAGATCTGATGGATTAACGTAGAGTATATTGCCGTCTACATTCTTGAGAAAATTCTCTAACCTAGAAAGGGGCATCGTATATTACGCAAGTATCTATTATGCTTTATTTATACGGATGGAGAATAGGGGATTTGAACCCCTGACCTTCGCCTTGCAAAGGCGCTGCTCTACCAATTGAGCTAATTCCCCGGAGCCCCAGACAAGACTTGAACTTGCGACCTGAGCTACTGAGGCAATAGGCGTGGTCGGATTCGAACCGACCCTGGAAGCATTTTAAGTGCTCTGTCTCTGCCGCTGGACTACACGCCCCAAAGGAAGAGCCTAGGCTCTTCCAACACTCCCTTCACACGGTCCCTATACTATAGCATCATATGCCGGGCTTGTCAAGGTGGTTATGGATATTCCAACTCTAGTGTTTTCGTCTTGAAGATTTTTGATTGAAGTATTATAACCATATCGTTTAATTTCATATTCAAGTCTTTCATTCTTTAGAGAATTTGCAGTGTTTGTTGGACCAGCTACTGTAGCTCTAAGATTTGAAATCTGAACATTCAAAGCTGCTATGGCTGCCTTACATGCATTACAATTTGCAACATCTGTTGGAGTTTCAACTATTGGAGTGGGAAGCATATCAATATAGGCTATACCACCAGGACTAGTTTCATAGCCAGGACCGGTTAGTGAGTAGTATGAACCAATATTTGCTCCGCCATCAGGAGAAAGTTGATTAAAGGTTCCAACACCAATATTTGATGAGGATAGACTTTGACTGGTTATGGATCCATAGGGATCAGATCCCTGGTAATTACTTGTAGATGCATTCCACGAATATAAGTATTCAGCGTCATGGTAAACTGAACTAATAGTCGTAGTTCCACAACCCACAATATTTTGAGCTGTGGATCCTATTGATAGGATTTGAGCTTTTAATGCATTTATACTGGCAATAATTGGTATGATTGTTGAATCCACCCCAGCACATGCAGGACCAAAGTTTTCAATCTTAGTTTGAATGCCAGGTAAAAGCGAATTCAGTATAGTAATATTTTCAGTATTGTCTGCAACCTTTTGGCTCAGATCAACTACTAATCGTTTTGTTTGTTCAGATGACATCTTTTACTCCAATAAAGTCTTGTCCAGGATAATCCTTCACATTCCAGCCAGGATATTCTACTATAAGCTTATCCAAATCCTTTCTTTCAGCAACAACATAATAATAATATTGAGGATCAAACGAATCCGATACAATATATATTTGATTATTTTCAATAAGATCTACATAAAGAGAATCGGACTTATTGATTGACGTTAGATGAACTGTAATCGTAGATTCGTCAACAAGATCCTTCCAATATTCTGGAAGAAAAATGATATTCCCAGATTGCTTTCCACGATAAAACACACATATTTCTGGACCCTCTAGAGAAACATGACGTAATCTATGACCACGTTTAGATGGGTGTGGAATATCAAAGGGTTTTGCTGGCAGAGCCTTTGCTTGAATAATATTTGTTGCAACATCACCAATTCCACTTAAAGACAGTGCGCCATTAACTGTACAACTTCCGTTTGCAGTATAGCCCCGATTAAAAATCACATTTGAATTAAATGTTGCAACCTTATTAAACAATGATGGTCCATCCACATTTAAAATTTTATTGATAAATGTGGAGGAATTGACAGTAAGAATTCCCCCCAAAATAGTAGTGGCGGGACTTTTTATTGAAATTGTAGCAGTTGCATCAAGATTAATGAGAGTTGAACTTAAGAAGTTGAGGCCAGTTATTGTAGAGGGAACTGGTATACCTGCACTAATAGTATGTCCTAGGGCGTTTGCAACAATTCCTGGACCAGGATACGGAATAACACCATCTCCAAGAGCACTAATTTTCAGTGCAGAGGTAGTTGCTGGAGTAAACCCCGTTGGAGTTGGAGGAATATCCGCAGTAACTGTAGCTGGAGTTATAATATGAAGTAGAGAAAGTTTTGCTAGTGGAGCCGGTAACTGACCATCAATCACTCCACCAACAACAAGGGGGCCATTAATTGTAGCCAGACCTGGAATATTAAGTGGATTTTTTGGAAAGTATGTTGGATCTGAATGGCCAACATGAAGAGTTTTATTTACTCCTAGTACAGAAACATCCATATCATACTAACCCAAGAGCAGTGATTAATTTCATAACTCTAGTATCAAGTATAGAAAGAGCATTAAAAGTATCTACTGAGGATGCACTATTAACCATTCCACCAGTCATGTTCAAAAAACATTTTCCAACAATTGTTGCTGTCTTGCTTGCGTTAATTAAAACATCAGTAGCAGCAATTGTTACCTTATCGCTTGATTTAATATAGACTTCATTAGATGCCTGCAAAAACACATTTCCATTTTTTTGCGTTGAAGATTCACTCCCAACGGCATCTAAAATAATATTTCTAGCCTCTAAGTATATCGTTCCATTTGGCGCCTGAATTACAATGTCTCCATTTTTTGCATGAATCCACTTTGCAGGTTGATGTGGTTGATTGGCATTACTATTTTGTGGAAGATTATTGCCAACAGACTCATATGAAATGTTTTCAGTTACCAGAAAATGCTTTCCACTCTCACAAAAGCCATAACCAGCTCCAGTCTTGGTGGTCATAGCATAATCAACTGTTCCCAATTTTGGCATTCTATTGCCAGAATCAATCCTATATCTTTCGTATACTTCTATGTGTGGTTTTGTCATTTTTGAACACAATCAACAACGGTAATAACTGTAGCAGAATCAATGATTTCCCTATCGGCAGAATCTGTCCGAATAAACTTCAGTATGGGCATTAACTTAGCACCTATACCATTAGTTGTATTATTTATTTCAACTTCTGGAAGGCTTTCTGTATACAAACTAGTTCCACTAACATCTACCCCTAGGATACTACCACCAGGACCAATTGTCACTGGATATTCATTTCCACCAACACTAACTGTCGTGGTATTGTCATAACCATATCCCGGAGAATCGATGTAAATATCATCTAATTTTGGTATATAACCGACTCCTCCAGTATCGTTAGACCCAGCAGGAACTTGTTCAATATCACCAATACCATACTCAACTTTAACTATGTTATTTAAATAATCTTCCCCAGCATCATCAATTACAATTGCAACTATCTGCTGATTCTCTAGTATTGCTCTTCCTCTACCATACTGACCCTTATTGCAATCATCAATGAAGCTAATGACGGGAGGCTCTACATAACCAAATCCAAAATTTGACATATTTACACCAATTATTCGTCCAAGCGTATTTACAATTACATTTCCAGAAGCTCCAAAACCACCACCACCTAAGATTTCAACTCTTGGTGGACCACAGAATTTTGTTGCAAGATCACATCCACCAGAAGTTAAATCAATATCCCCAACACCTAAGGCTTCACCAATACTTCCAATCAACTCAGCAGCTCCACCGGCACCAAGAGTATCCATAACTCTATTAAAATTATCAACATTTCCCTGACTTACTCCCTCAGCCATTGAATAAGTTTCCGGTGGCTTACAAAGTTTGCTGGAATCTGAACAATTTAAAAGACCCTTGATAATTCCAAGAATGCCCATTGCTTGACTTAGAATATTTCCAACTGAACCAAGAGCCCCCCCAATGACTTGGTTAATTTGCTGAAGTAGTGGTTGAAGTGCCGCATCTAAAGAATTTAATATCTTATTTAAGAGCTGACCAACAAAGTTTTCAATTGCACAAAGAGCTGCACCTACAGCCTGATTTACAAAATTGAATAGAGAATCTAGCACCAAATCAAATAGAGATTCTAGAAGTTTTTTGAATAGGCAATAGATTTCATTAAGTATAACATCTAAAAGACTTGCAGCCTTTGCATGTTTTGGTTTTGGAATTAAATTACTCAGAGCCTCATTAATTGCCTTACTTATTTTCTCAAAGAGAATATTCATTCCCTTCTTAATCAATCCAGTAATAAAACCAGTCACCAAAGATGCAACTGCTCGAATTTCTCCAGTAATATTGGAGACCTTATTCATTACAGTATTGTAATAAAACCCAGCAAACTGATAATAATTCTGAAGTTTTTTTAGAAGCTTTTCAACTGCCAAGAGAATTTTATTGATAGCATTATTTTCACAAATTGATACAGTCTGATGCTTATCATCAATTCTTTCTGATATTATTTTATGTGCCGCAGGAATAGTTTCCTTACTCGTGGCGGAAACGTCATCAATTCCAGATTTATTGGTAGCTTTGGTTTCTCCAGGATCATTAACATTTCCAACACCAGTTCCTACATTCTTTCCTCCAGGGTTAGTGGCTCCCAAAGAATTATGTGCCGATGGAGATTCTGGATCAAATGCCTTAAATTCTGAGCACAACTTGGAAGCTATGCTCTGTGGAGTTATTTCTGGTCTAACAAAGGATGGCTTATAGAGTGATCCAAAGATTACTGGTTGCTGAGCATCATCCCCATCTAGGAAAAACCCTATAACCATCTCACCACCCTTATAGTCGTGAGATATTCCCTGCTTCACCACACCATTACTTTGACCTGGAGGTATTAGAATATGTGCCCAGGGGAGTTTATCATCAGGCAATTCACTACAATTTCCAGTATGATAGCCAAATATCCTAACCTTTACTCGACTGTAGTATAAATTCTCATCAGCAATCTTTGCAGCAAGATCAGACTTCTCCCACTTACTAGTTTTTGGTAAAGCAATTTGACCTATCCACCAGATAAATCCGTCTCTACCCAAAAAATTGGTCTTAAGTAATTGATTTGATGACTGATCTAATAGCATTAGTTTCGGTAAATTTTATAATGAGGATCGTCTGTATACTTAGTTAATATTGGTTTTAATTTCATAGGAATCTCTAACTAAACTTAGGTAAGTAAAGCATTGATTTCCCTCAAAGGTATGACATAGATTAGAAATCATATAGTTTCCAGTGTGCTGAGATTCATAACTCTTCTTTAAAGGATTTGCAGTTGACTCAGGAATTTGGCAAGTTATTACTTGACCAGCTCTTAAATCTAAATTGCAGGGAATAGTTATATTCAATATCTGAGAAAATAGTAAGTTGTATCTTACAACCGCCTCTGCCTGATATTTAGGCAAATTTGAGGTCTCCTCAATCTTTCCCGCATCAGTAAGATTTCCTACATCCAAAGTTCTGAGTAGGTATCTTGATGGGAAATTTTCAATACCAGATGGAAGTTTAGGATACTGACTGGTGCCTGCAGAAGTTTTTAAATTCTTGCTATACTTTTCACTCAACTTATATTCAACCTTAGTTGCTTCATTTTTATACAAATTATAGAACAAGCTAGTATTTGCATACATCCCAAGTCTTAATGAATTTAAGATATCATTATTTTTACTTATATTAGATGAAAGTATTCTAAACCTATTATTCTCATCATAAGATTCAGCAGCTTCTGTTTGAGTGTAGGTGAACACACTTTCCCCAGTAATAAGAGTATTTACACTCTTATAGAAGTATCCATCCAATGTCTCATAGAAAAAATACCCAGCAGTACCAAATCCTCCATCCCCAGGGGGAACTGATTTTGGGCATAGCCAAGTAATAATATCAAATGGCCGCTTAGTGTTTCCAATAAAGGAATACTTATTTACAGTTTTTTCAACATTAATTGTCTTACTAGACTTTAGTGTGGAGAATATTCGATTAACGCTATCACTTATAGTTGTATCAAATCTATTACTAACTCGAACAGTTTCGTTTGCAAAGGTTTCCTTACTTACAAGTTCAGTAGAAAATATTGCACTTGTGGAACTTTTATCTGCACTTACTCGTCTAACAAATAGTCCCTTTCCCGTTGTACTAAAATTTAACTTACTTGTGCAGCCAGGAACATTTACTTGAAAATTAACTTCCTCTCCACCAAAAATATCAAATCCCCCTGGAGCATTACTCACATCAACAACTGCAAAGTCTAATTTTGCAGTAACCGTTGGGGATAAAATATCCTCATAGTATGAGAGTGATGCAATAGAATTATTTGATAAATCAATAGAATTAGCTCCACCGGACAGTGGAGTTATCTTAAATTCATCATAGATGTAATTATTTTCTGCTGACATTATCCAACACCATAGGTAGTATGCATATACAAGTTAGTGAGGGGATTTCTAATATTGTTATTTAGACTCATACCCGAAGGCTTCCCTGAAACGATATTCCCCGAAGGTACAGCTCTTTCACCAGAATTCACAAGTATGATTGGCTGATAGTTTGTATTTGTAGATATCTTTTCCACAATGGACTTTTTAGATTGCCGCTTAGGCTCAACCTTCGTCGATCCTCCACCACCAATATACTCAAAATGCCAAGGCTCATATGAAAAACTTGCCCAACTTGGACGAATCCACCCATATCTTCTTCCATTTTTAACAATCCATTCCTGTGCTCCTGGAGATGATATGTCAATAGCTCTACCCCACCCATGCACAGAAGTTCCAGGTTCTGCGGCATCCTTACCATAGCGTTGTTTCATAATAACTTGCCCGGCAAAATCTCGATAACCTTCATTTAATATAAAATTTACACCATCCTTCCTAGCGGCTTCTTTCATTGCAAGATATGCATCTGCTGCCGGAGTCCACAATCTAGCCCCATCACCCACAGCTTTAAGCTGATTATCCTTTAGTCTACCATTAGACCCATCAGGATTTTGTTCTCCGCCTGGAGGAAAATAAGGTACTATAGGTGGAATAATTGGGGGAACCCTAGTTGGTTCTTCTTCCTGAGGCATGAGGTTGGTAGCCTTGGGGGCAGCTATGACACCACCAGCCTCATTAGATATAGGTTGAGTTTGGAAACTTTTAATCTTCTGAGGAATTGCTTCCGTTGTTTCAGAAGTCCTAATGGAGGAAAGATTAGTATATTTGGTTATTATACTATCTTCCTTTCGTCTTAAAGTATTGGAATCTTTTCTAAAATTTATTGTAAAGGATTCAATTGCCTGTATAAGATCTTTAGCATCGGACTCAATAATTTTTATACTTCTCTCAGTATAATCGTTTATAATGTTTTTAGCCATTATACTAAGATATTAAATTGTGCCTGAACTACATCTGGATATGGATTGTTGAAATTTTTGGAGTAGCCCGGAGGAATTGCAGATCCTGCGGATATTTGTTCTCCTGAGGATGATTTTGCGGCAGATGCCCCCATTGGAAGTAATATTGGTTGAGTTGTGCCTGAACCACCATCTGAAGGTACATATGAACTTACAATCTTATTATCAGCCGATGGGGCTGGAGATCCCACCTGAGAGGTTGCAACTTGCCCTGGTGGAGCAGATTCTTTTTCTGGAGATGAAGAAATTTCTGTAGATTTTTTAGACTTTGCTTTATTAGATTCCGCATTAGATTGATTTCCCCTAATTTGCCTAAGTACAGTCTTTAGCTTTTCATAGTCAATACTTCCAATGTTTCCTGGAAGAACATTTCCACTTGCACTCTTAAGTGCTCCCCACTCATTCGAAAGCCCTTCACTAAATTGTTCATCTGTCAGCTTTCCGGCTAACCACGCATTTCCCTGTCGTTTATTTTCTATGATTGATACTGCCATCTTATCCTGATTTTCAGGACTAAAAAGATCTTTATTTGGATCCAATCCCGCAGCTGTTGCCTGTTCTTTGGGAGTCATAAACTGGTATCTTCCTACTGCCCCAGTTGCCTTTTTATCAACCTCAGCAATAGTCATTTTGGTTGCTCCTGGGAGATAGGTACTAGGATTCATTGATTCGTAGCTATCCTCCGTAGCTTCTCCAGAGGCAATTAAATCTAATAGGGGTTTCCACTGACCAGCAGAAGCACCACCACTACCACCACTAGTTCCCAAGCTCTCCATAGCCATAGCCGCTGCACCTAAGCCAAGTGCTCCCAGAATAGAAGTATTAGCAGAACCATAAGAATCTTCACTATCATTAGTGTCACTAAGAACTTCTAGTGCCTTAGTTTTTTTAACTGTGCCAGTAGTATTTTGGGTAGGTGGTGTCTTACTACTCTCACTATACTGTGCCAGAAGTAGACGTTCCTGCCTATCAACTTCCCGTTTTCTAGACTGTAGTTCTAATTGAAATTGACTTGACAGATTTGCAAATCCCCTCTGTAGGAAAATAAAGCGTTGTTGCAATGCACCAACCATTCCCTGAAGGATTTGATCATCTCTATTTTCCTGTATTATCCGTACTTCCTGAACCTTTGTAAGTTCTGTTTGCTGTTTTACTACCTGCAGAATTTGTGATAGATCTGAACCAGATACAATAACTGGTTCTGCAGGCACATTAGTTCGATTTACCCTAACATTAGAAGATGAGGACAGTGAGCCCGAAAAAAATTTATTGATATTAATTTTTTTGAGTTCATCCATTGTTAGCCTTTTCTTCTTTATCTTGTATGTGTTGTCTTAACAATTCTAAGTAAATTTCACGTTCCCATGGAATCATATTTTCAATTTCAGTCAAAGAATATTTATGAATGGTCATGAGTGAGAAATTTATTCTATAGTATGTTTCAAGATCTTCCTTTGCTAGGGCTAGGCGAAAAAATCGTTCAGTCCCTCAAGAACAACATCATTAACAATCTCAGTATTTGGATTCTTAACCTGAAGCTTGAGTGATAATTTTGGCATTGTTTCAAAAAACTGCTCAAGCTTTTTATATTGATGTGGGGTTAGTTTTTCAATATAAGATAGCAACTCATCTTCAGTACAGTCTGAGGCTGACCAGCACTCTTCGGTATTATATACAGTATCAATACACGAGGAAACTAACTTAAGATTTTTCTCAACATTAGCTACAGAGGTTCTATCAAGTTCAAAGGTATTCTCAATAAATTGTAGCAGAGAAGGATACTTCATTTGAATATTATATCCATTTTCCAAATCAATTGTAGAACTATGATTGTCTGGAACTACAACTTTAATTTGATCCACAAATATAGTTACTGGAACTTCAGTCTTACCATCGTCTCCACAGGTTATAATAAGTTCTATAGATTCTCCAATAGACTTAGATCTAATTTGTAGAAACAAATATTCAATATCAAATGCTGGCAGTTCTTCTACCTTAATCCCTCTAGTAATGATGCAGTTATCGAGGACTTGCTTGATTGCTCTTGAAATTTGACTCAGCTCCCTAGTTTCCAGGGCTAAAATTAATATCTTCTCTTCTCCTACAAAAAATGGACGAAACTTTACCTTCTTTTTATTGGAAGGAAGAATCAATTCATATTGTGGAGCAGTTTGTGTCGGTAATGGCATAGTTGTTCAATTTGATAAAGGTCTAGTCTTAGGCAAATGTGCTGGATATGGGGGTTTCGAAATAGTCTCCCCAGGAGCTTTGAGTTGTCGCATCATTTATGGTTAGTGATGGACCAAATGCTGGAGAAGATTGGAGAACAATATACCTACTATAGTTAAAGGTCACCGTATATGTCAATATATCAGACCCATTATAACTTACTGGAGAAGCTATAATATTGTTTGGATATGCCTTTATGAATTTATAGGTTAAGTAACTACTATTCTTAAACCTTGTCTGGTTTCCATCAGCTTCAATACTGTTCAGATCTCGTTCAAATTTAGTAACCAAGATATTTTGGGTATACTGATCTGGATAACGAAGTCTATAGTAACTATTCTCCGCAGAAGCATCTTGAGATGTTTGTCCATTGGATAAACTTGGGGCCTCTCTTCCAGAATTTCCGTAGAGTGGATTTATATAGTTTGTCCATTCTTCAAAAAATCGAATAATTTTATGATTAGAGTCCACAAAGAATGTCATTGCAAGTTCAGGGTATTGTTTATAGAGTGGGTACTTTTCAACAATTCCTTGACGATTTCCAATTACCTCGGAAGCCTTAAATGCTGGTCCAGGTAAAATTGTATTGGAGCATAACAACTCAATATGTTCAAGTGGATCCAATCCTTCAGAAACATTATAATCCAAAACACCAGCCTTAGCCAGTCTGTTAAGAAGACCTCCACCAAGACCATTATCATTATTTGATAGTGGAAATGCGACTTTAAAAAACGAAGTTACAGATACTTTACTAAAAGTTCTCCGTATTTTTTCTATTGGATAATGTAATGTCTGGTTAGAAGACATTTCTAAATAGTACTGGGTTGTATACTATGTATATGTATTATAGCGGAAAATTTTCCCCAAAAAATTACTCAAAGTATAAGGGGAATCCAACCAAAATTGAATATAGATCTTCATGGGAACTTAAGTTCATGAATTACTGCGATATGAATTCTTCCATTTTGGAATGGAGTAGTGAGGAAATTATAATTCCATATTTCTGTCCAGTTCAAAACAAATATCGCAGATATTTTGTAGACTTTTATATAAAAGTTGTTGAAAAAACTGGAGATATTAAGAAATACCTAATAGAAATAAAACCAAAATATCAACTATCAGTTCCAAATCAAAATCCTAAAAAGAAGACTAAACGATGGATTACTGAAAACACGACCTATGCGACAAATCAAGCAAAGTGGAAAGCAGCTAAAGAATACTGCGAGGATAGGTTAATGGAATTTAAAATTTTAACGGAGGATGATCTTAACGTATGATAGACAAACTAGGCAAATTACTTAGAGATATACAAGATCCAAATAGTCAGTATAATCGCCGCCTAAGATTTGAAAAGAATCTAAAGCGCAATCAAAAGGCATTTGATAAGTATAAGAAATCTCAAAGTTCAAGCGAAGATGTAGATGAGACTGAAGAAGTTTCGGAAGAAATTCTCAAACCTTCGGAACGAATACTACTGAGAAAGAATAGAGAATTTGGTGGAAAATTTGCATCGACTGAGTGGTATAGGGGTGCAGTGGTTTCAGAATTGGAACAGATTCGGGGAAATTACGATACGACAGATCTAGGAGACACCTTTGGATTTGAAATTGGAAAATTTTATAGCTTCAATTATGATGCGCTATATCCAGACAGATACCCCTTCTGGGACCAGTTTCCTCTTTCAAAAATTTTAACCATGGACATTGATAATGAAAAGGGCACTATCTACTTCTTAGGAGCAAATATACACTATCTAACTCCGGATGGTGGATACCGGGGAAAGGTGGCCATTAACATGCTAAATAGTATGAATTATGTTCCAGATGTCTGCCTACATACATATGTACTTAGTGGTATTAGTAATCCATTAAGAGTTCCTGATGATGATGTAGACGGTCTATCAGATTTCATAACTGAATCTTTTGTAGACAATAAAGGTAAACGAGTCAGTCCAAACAAAGTTTGGAGAACCTAACCCATAATGGCAACTCCCGCTGCAGCAAAAAACACTATAATTACTGTCCCACTAACAGATTCGGTAGGTGACCAGTACTATGCTGACGTATCATCAGCCGGAGCAGATGTAGGAAAAATTATAATACTAAGAGATACTAACAGATATCCAGTAACATATTCTGCAGCCCAAACATTAATAACAAATTCAGAAAATTCCAATTGGACTAGTGATATTAATAAGTCACTAAGAGCTGCAAATTTATTTACTCCTGGTTCTCCTCCAAAATTTAACAGTGCTAATGCAACTATAGCAGAAGGAAATTATACTCAGCAGTATGATCAAAATTTAAATTCAATTTTAAATAATGAGTTAAATTTACAGAATACAAATAGATTATCAAAGGCAATTGCAGCTCAAGCAATGTCCCCAGAAGCTCCAATCACGACTGGGGTTCACATATTTCCAATCGATCTAATTGCAAACAAATCAGATGCATCTAGATCAAGAGGAAATTCTCAAGATTGTATAAGAATAAAGGCTCTAAAGTATACTCCGCCTCAGGAGGGATTTCTTGAGAGTGTTCCAAAATCAAAGCCATCTGTAGGTGCCATTGCAAAATTTGGAATGGCATCACTAAATCAAGCAGTTCCTAAGGGAATGAACTATCAGGGAGAAGTAATTCTACCAATGCCAAGTGAAGTTAGAGATACCCTAAAGACTGAGTGGGGCATTTCCGATATTTCAGCTCTTGGATTTGCAATGGTTGGAAATATTGCAGGAATGCAAGAATTACCTGGAGCATTCGGATCAATCAAGGCATTTGGAGATATACTTGGTATTGGAGCAAATGCAACTGCAATTGGATCACTCATCAAGTCATATGCATCTGGGGGTCCAGATCTGCAACGAATTATCAAAAATGATGCTATTTCTTCTATCATTTCTAGAATTAATCAACAGGTAAATCCATTAGATCTTCTCACAAGATCTACCGGAAAGACCGTAAATGCAAATGCTGAACTACTCTTCAGAGCACCATCACTTAGAGTTTTTGAATTAAACTGGAAACTATCTCCAAGATCTGCAGCAGAAGCACAAGAATTAAGAAAGATTATTAGATTCTTGAAGGTAAATATGCTTCCTAGAATTACTGATGGGAGTGCGGTTTTACTTCAAACTCCCAACGTATTTGTGATGACATATGAAAGAATGGATGGTTCCCCAAATAAGAGTCTTCCTAAACCAAAGATTTGTGCTCTAACTGGGTTTTCTGCAGATCATACTCCAGATGGAGTTGGGTGGGCATCCTATGAAGATTCTCATCCAGTTTCAACTGTAATTACTACCAGATTTGCAGAATTAACTCCCATTTTTGCTAATGAGTATAGCTCATCAACCGGAGACGACGTAGGAATCTAATGGCATACTTTAAAAATTTACCGAACATACTATATCCATCACTGAGAAATGGTAAGAAGTCTTCGCATGATTATACTCTGATTAAAAATTTATTCAAGTACGCAAAGATATCTGATGGCCTACTTGACATTTATGTAGCATTTGAAGACTACCAAATCATTGGAGATGATCGTCCAGATAATGTTGCAGAAAAGTACTACAACAATTCAGGATTAGACTGGATAATCTTAGTCACCAACAACATTCAAAATGTACGTGAAGATTGGCCAATGCCGCAGAAGATCTTATACAATCATCTCTATGAGAAATATACGGAGGCTGAGCTTGAGCAGGTAAAATACTATGAGACTATTGAAGTTAAAAATTCAAAGAATCACATTATACTTAAGAGTGGAATAAAGGTTCCGCAAAATTTTACTATTAGATATGTTGATGATAATGTTGTCGAAGAAACAAATCCAGTTAATGCAATCACCAACTTAGAATATGAAATTCAAAAGAATGATGAAAAAAGGTCAATACTTCTACTGAGACGTGAGTACGTTCCAATTTTAGAGAAGGATTTACGAAGCATATTCCAGTATACTAGGTCTTCCGAATTTGTAGACGAAAAAACAATACGAGTTGAAAGTCCCTGCATACTATAAAGCCTCCCCAGAGGGGAGGCCTATTAACTCAATCAGTCGTCTACCAACTTTTGAAAGTAGCTAAGTGCATCGTCTTCATCATCAGTTGAAGCGATGGAGGAAACAGATCCTCGCCCATCTTCTTCATCATCAAAGGATTCATCAACCGGAGCAGATTTAGTTGCTGCAGCCTTACCAAGAACAACTTCTAAACGAGCATTAAGTTGCTCATGAGTCTTAAACTTGTCCTCAGAAATAATCTCCTTCAAAGAGAATTCCTTCTTCCAGATTTCTTCCAGAAGATCATCATCACCACCAAGAAGAGGTGCTGCAGCTGAGAATTCGCTTGAGTCATAATTCCAATAACCAGCAACCTTCTTAATCTTCAGCTTAAAATCTGCACCCTTCCACAGATCAAAGGGATCTACAATTGCCTCATCCTCAAATTCTGGCTTCATTGCCGCTTGAATTTTATCAAAAATCTTCTTACCATACTTAAAGAGGAATACCTTCCCCTCGTTTTCGGGGTTTTTTGGATCCTTAATTACATAGATGTTCGAGAAGTAGGAAAGCTTACGCTTACGTGCTCTAGCGATTTCCTTGTTTGCATCGGAACCGCTGTTCCAAAGAATGCTGTTAGATTCACATACTGGGCACTTTCCGCCAACAGTTGTGAGACAGTTATCGATTAACCAGCCGCCAGTTGCCTGAAAGGCGTGATTATAAAGCTTTGCCCACGGAAGTTCTTCACCATCAGGTGCTGGAAGAAACCGAATAACGGAATACCCATTACCAGTTCCATCAACTTCGGGCTTCCAGAGTCTATCGTCTGAAGCTCCACTAGAATTACTATTCAGTTTTTCAACTTCCTTAACAAGCTTTGCAGTAAGGCTGCCGAGATTAGATTGTTTTTTGAGATTTGAAAATGACATTGGATGTGTTGGATGTGTTGGATCGTTTGTACTTGTTCATCATAGCAGGGTCAATCAAGATTGTCAAGGGCATCCCGGACATCAGTAAAACCTTGCAGCATACGATCTATTCGCTTCTCCATTTGAGCAAAATACTCATAGAGTGAAGTATCTGGGGGCATATCGTTAAGTCCCCGTGCAGTGGCTATCATTCTTTTCAGAACATCCTTAGCCTCTGGATCCTCCATTAACGAAAATCGTGTGTATATAAGTTTTTGTCTTTCTACTAGTTCTTTGAGTAATTCAATTTGTTCAAATTTGTGATCAATATCAAATGCATCCCGAGAAGAACTTCTCTCCAGAATTTTTTTCTGGAGAGCACTTATCTCAGAGACTTCTTTTCTAATTAATTCAGAATTGAATAAATCACTCATCAGCTTTGGTCACCTTTCCTCCAGTGCTATCACCAGGACCTTCAGTTTGTGCTTCATCATCAGTAGGTAGTTCCACCCCCTGGCCAGTAAGATATTCAATAATACCCTGAAGCTTCAATGCGATCTCCCGCTTTTCTGTTAATTGATTATTAAGATTTTGAATGTCGCCAACGAGTTGCCTTTGCTGTTCGACACAGCTTTTAAGATGAGTTTGCTGTTCAGTCATTTGTAACTTTCTCCTTTAAAATTATTTTATAGGTATCCGATTCAATTTGCATAAATGGTCGATATTTCCTAATCCTCATACTATAAAACTTCCAAATTGGATCATTCAATATTCTATCATAATTTTTGACATAATGCAAGATGTGATCAAGGATGACCATAGTTTCTATGGACACCTTATTTATGCTATGCAATTTAATCAATTTTGAGTGTTTTCCACATTCACAAAACATTACATCATCTAAATTACAATTTTCATCCAATAGAGTATTGATATTTTCCTTAAAGGTATACGTTAAACTATCAGTTCTAGATTTCCAAGTATTGTAGTAGGTGTTTCCACAATTTATGATTTCTCGAATCCATAATTTTTGAGAATCTGTACATTCAATAAAGCTTGCAAGAAAAAATTCTTTAATTTCCCCATCATTTTTTTGCCTTGAAAGTTTTTCAAAAAAATAACGATCATTTCTCTTATTGAATGCACTCACACTTGCATTTGTCTTTCCATGATACTTAAAGTAATCAAAATTTTCTCTATTGAAATGATTCTTAAATGCTAAGTAAGTTTTATAGCATTCATGTGGTGTCATATTGCAAGTTTTGCCTTAGAAGATTTACGAAGATAGTTTAACTGCATGGCTTCACATCTCAAACGCTCCTTCAGTGGTTTTGAAAGAAGCTTTGGAACATTTTCAATATCAATACTATTGGTTTCGCAGTATTGAACTATAGCTTCAATATAATTGATATTGCCAGTTTTAACAAAATTTTCAATCTCAGTAGAAAATTTAGATTGACTTAAAAATTTATTCTTAAGTTCACGTTGTAGATCAGTGAGAATTTCCATAAG